AAACGGTTCAGCAATAGCCGCATGGATCGTTGCGAATCCAGTACAAGAGGGTTCTTCAAATTGATCGAAATAAACCGGGCAAGACCAGCGCATTGATTTGCGCGGTAGTTCAGAGACCGGGAGCATCTTGTTGATGCGATAGTTCAGACTTTTTTCGTCAAAACGTGCCCGCCAAGTTAGCTGTCTTTTCATATCTGTTTCTCCTTCCGCTTTTTCACATCTCGGCGACGATTTCGCCACCATGGCCACCAGCCACCCAATCGGACGCCGGCATAAAAAGTCCAGGCAAGCGCCTTGGAGAATCCAGCGTACTGCATTGCCCGATAGAAAACCTTGTCGCACTGATCGCGAGTCAGGTATTGCCCAGCAACGCGGTTATCTTCGTAAAGCTGATCGTGCGGCGTTGCAGGCACATCACAATCATGCTGATCGCCGAAGAAAACCGAGAATGCACGGCCAAAACTAGCGCCGTCGATTTCCAGCCCTTTTTTGCAGCGGATGATTCCTTCCACTGGATCGATATACCGGAAATCCGTAGTCAGCCTTCGGTATCTCGGAGAGACATAAACCGTCATCAATTCATCGGGAAACCGCTTTTTGTCGATCATTTGGATAGCCTGATTATTGGGCAGAAAGCCCAATCCCGCTGGGTACGGCCGGCGTTCCAGCGGTGAAGGTGAAAGGGCCGCTCGCAGCGGATTCTCCCCATGCGTTACGCGCCTTTGCGGTGATCGTTGTCGATCCAGAAATCCCAGCCACATCCCATTTTAAAATCGCCCCTTGTGCGGTCGAAGTGGCTGGCACGATGACCGACGCGGATCGCCCAGATACCGTAACTACAAACTCGGTGGGCTGCGGACCATCGGGCGGATAAGGGCTACTAATAACAAACGGGGCAGCGTAGACCGGCATAGCGGCCAATGCAAATAGGAATGGCGTAATTTTTTTTAAATTTCATTTCGCAGAACTCCAAAAAGAATTACAGAAATCTGGGCGGGCCTCATTCCAGCCCATACAATTATCTCCGCTGTAGCTATAAGGCTGTTGGTCAATAATCAGCGCTTGTGAGCATGTGTCAATTGCTGACTGTTCTGACCAGTCCCACGAAAAAATAAGCGCGCCTATTCCGCCAATAGCTAATCCGTATGGCCCGGCAGCCAATCCACCAATTGTTGCCCCTGCTCCAAACCAGCTACCTCTCCTAGCGCCGGCCGCTATTGTTTGGCATGTCTCTTTGTCGCCGGCATCTCGATAACCTTGTGCAGCAGCTTCGAAAATAATCTTTGCAACAAGAACACCAGGAAATCCAAATACCCCGATCTCTTCTGTTCCGTCCACCAGCGCTAATGCAGCCGCAGAAATTGCAGAGTCGGCAATGTGTGGAGTAGCCGTCGGAATATCCGCATAAGCAGAAAATGAGCAAACCGCCAAAACAGCTATGAGTTTTCTCATCGCTTCGTCACTGCTTCAAGCGTGCTAACCCACCACTCCGAAACCGCGACGGCATCCCAATAAGCTTCGGCGTAATTGGCTTCGGCGATGGCGAGTATCATGCGGAGGTAGTAGATCATGGATTAAGGCCAATGCGGACGAACAAATGGTTTCCGATAGACGCAGTTGGCTTTCTGCCTCTAGCCCATTTCGTATGCGGCGCGATAAATCGAGTGCAGTAGTGATCACTGCCTAGCGTTGGGTCATCATCGCGGGGCTCAGATAACACACGCGTGCATATTTTGCGGATCGCTTGAACGTCATCGCGCTGAAGTGTAGTCGGATCGTGCAGCCTTCGGCTTTGAGGGTCGCTGGGATTCCAGCATGAGAATTGCCACGGATCGCGACACACGGCCTGGATCGTGTCATCTGGGATGCCATCGCCGCGCTGGCGGCTCCACCATCCAGGTTGTTCCCATCGATTTCGGATCACCCAAGCCACCGCGCGCTGGCCGATGATCTCCTCGCCGCGAGCTTCAGCCCAAACTGTAAGGGCCATGGTGTCGAGGTCAATGTCACTTATTTTCCGCTGCATACTCATTATAATAAGTCTCGGCTACCAAGCTATATCTACAGTAGCTGTAGCTGTCAAAGCAGTAAACTCTAGCATATAAAACGGACCAATAATAACATCAACTGCTGTAGCAGATATAGTTCCTGCCAAATTACCACTACTTACTGCAACCAAACTTCCCGCCGCAGATATTTGACACTTAACAGTCACAGTACCAGTAGTTATAACTACCCTGACCGTAACAGGAGAAATTAGTTTATCACTAAATTCTGTTGGATCTTTTGGGCAATAAAATTTTTGAGGAGTACCTACTGGTACAGTAAGTGTTTTAGTAGCCATTATTTCACCACAGTATCAGCAGATACGGTACGTAACTCGGACCCAAAACCAAATCCTCTAGGCAGATCCATAATTCTGGATTGCCGCCGAAGATCTGTGCGAAGATTACGTTGTGCCTCTCCAATACCCTGATACCATCGAGTCATATAAAATTGAGACCTAGTTGTATCTTCTACATCTGGGTCCATAAAAAGATACAATCGAAGCAAACTCCCAACTACTAATAACTCATGATACATTTCAGGAATTTGAGGATCAACATTAGGATTTATTCCATCAAAGACTAAAGCTGGAGGAATTATAAATCCTTCAATACTTACAGCATCACTACTGGTCATATATGGAACTAATCTAATTTTATTCTCATACATGTCAGTAACTACAAACTTAGGTGTGCCTGTTGCTACTCGCCAGTTATCAAATCGGTTAGTATTTTCTATACTATTAAAACTGTAATATCCAAAATCTAACTCACTAGCAGTTATTGGCCGCAACTGTAGCCCATTTAATATAACTGATTTAACTACAATCATTGTGTCCGGCAATGTAATCCAAGGATCATTACCAGTTACTGTTCCTGAACTTATACTATATAATGCAAGAGTCGCGCGGGCAAATTCACTTTGAGCAAATGAAGCATGCTGTAAGATAGTCGCATCTGATACTCTATAATTCACACTTACTACGTCATCAAGGTGAGCGCGAATAGTAGATAATAACTCTTCAGCTGTCATAGTAACGGACAAGCTCCACGTTTGCTTTCAAGGTATCTATAATTAAAAGCTCTTCGCATCGGAACCAGATTCACACTTAAATTAGCTTGCATTCTAGCAACTTTCTTACTATCAGCAAATTCAAGTGAAGCAACTTTCAGTGCCTCCCAGATAACCAAAGAATGATATTCATCATCCCAGATAGGAGAAGAGCTTAAATTACTAAATCCGCTGGGTTTATACCAAATATCTCCTCTAATTTCCCAAGCCGCAGTCGGTATTGGCTCAATTCTATAACTAAAATCTGGTAATGGGACAATAAATAATGGATCACCTTCACGCTGTATACCAACCTGCTGCTCCTGAACCCAGGTACTATATTCCATAAATTCCATCGGAAATCGGGTCGTTTCTCCGACTTTATTCCTGTAAATTGAATCTCTATAGATTTCCCGAACTTGAGAGATAGTATACTCTGCCGTTCCATTAACAGTGGTTATTAATAATCCTCGATTGTGATAGAACTTCCACTGCTCGGACTCTAATTGAATCCTTAAATACGCATCAGACAGCCATTGAAATATCACTGCTGTTGAGACGGTATAAGGCTCAACTTCATCTCCCATTGCCAAGCGGAGCCTATTTACCATCTCTTGAGCAGTCATTTCAATTTACCTGATCCTTAATAGAGTTATACCACTCAAGTCCTTTTGGATTAGTATCTTTAAAATGATGAGGATAACGGAGAAGATTGCTAGAACTATTTGTCTCAAATGTAGCTCCATTTGGTGATTGTCTATACCCAAAAGTCCATGCTTCCTTTTTAGCCCTAACAATAACTTCTAGCACAAATCTTGGAACTACTTGCCACTCCCCCCGCATCAGATAATAACTTTTTCCATTAACTCCAATAGTTACCAGCCGAGTCGTATCTTCCTCATCATAACTGGGAAGAATCATTACCTCTACAGGCTCAGCCATAAAGCTCAAATCCCGAGCGAGCTGACCTATATCTTCATTGGCGATAACTTGAATTGGAGACTCAAGCGAATCTTCTTCCTTTTGTTCAATATAGTTAGTCTTAACTGGATCAGAACTTTCAGTCTTTTGAATTTGTGTTGGCATATTTGTAAGCGGGAATAATCCCGCTCCTCATTAGTATGTATGAAATGATTCAATCATTTCGTGTGGCTATTAACCCCAGGCTTCCCACAGAACGTCATCATCATCAGTTTCCAAACCGGCTGTGGCGACTGTGATTGTGAATCCCATCTTATCGCTAGTTAGAGCAATACCCGCAGCAGCATAAGTTCGAGTCCCAGCCGCAACAGTTACGAGTGACTTCGCATTAGCGCCTGCGTCTAGGCCATAAGTAGTAGTTCCAGTTGCAGCCTCTGGATCAACATGGTGTACAGCTTCGACTCGATCAGTCAAATTTACTACTCGAATCTTACTAGGCTTAAAGCCGAGATTAATAGTAAAATTCGCAGCAGTCCGAACTCCAGTCCGAACCCCATAGGAGTATCGAACTCCTTCCTGAATATTGATATATGTCTTAGTAACAGCAGCATTAGCCATTTCAATTCACCTTATTCGTTAAGCAGCTTTTTCGTATATTCCAGCCAAACACTGTAAATATACGTCGCATCACCGTCGTTAGTTCCGCCCAGAGTTAGTACTACGGACAAACTTCCAGGTGCGGCCAACATACCCGAGGTAGTACACGTAAATACCAACTCCGATGCTGCCGCTGTGATAGTCGTAGCTGCTGTGCTCTGAATGTCCGCATTTGCAGTGTCTCCCGCTCCACAAGGATAAACTTCACAATCGAGGGTAAGAACGTCGTTATCGGCCGCCTTACCAACAAGAGCATGGACTTCTACAGGAAATCGTAAGTCCAGGTCAATTGGAGTTGGAACTACAAAACCAAGAGCTTCGCCAGCAGTACAATTGACTGGAATATTAATCACAGTCTCTTTGTTCGCTAGCTGAGCATATCCAGCTACAGTAGTAGCTTGTTTTAGCAGTGCTGTTCCGTCTTCTTGAGTAATAGCACCCAAGGAAACAGGAACAAAACCTTTAGACGCCAGAAGTGCTTTAAGAGCGTCGGCACCTGGAGCACTGATAAAACGTGCAATTTCGTTAAGCACGCCTGCCATATTCGTGTCCTTCTAAAAAGGAGGCAGCACCAACCAGTAGATGCTGCCTCAACTGCCACCACTCTTAGTTCGCTTCAGTACCAACCCAAGCAACAAACATCCAGTCATCATTCAAGATCGACTGGCACTGCCAGGTTTGTCCAGCCACATAGCCGCGTTGGCCAAGAGGGTCAGACTTACTTAGGTCTGACGGACGCATGTGGTTCACCTTTAGGCTATCAAATCCGCGAAGCGGAACTTGACCAAAAGCATCACCACCGCCTTTACCTCGACCAATACCGACCAAGGGATAAACGTCGATATTAGTGCCAGCATCAGACTTAGGAGTAAACCCGGCAACAGCAGATCCAACAGCCGCGCCGGCGCCAGGTCGGTAAGTTAAGATCGGATTCACAACAATCCGAAACCGACCAATTGCTCCAATTTCATAGTCAGGATCAAGCAGTCCCATTCCATCGCCATAGTCTTGACGCTTGGTAAATCCTGGAATATTCTCAAAAGTCTTCTCCATGTCCGTATGGCAATAAACCGGCCAAGAAGCATTGACAGACTGAGTTCCAAAATTGGCGCTAGACTTCAACATCTTGTTAATAGTCGTAGCGTGCTTGCCCAGCAAAGCGCGAGCAATATTCTGAAACATCGCCTTAGTCGGCGGGCCATTAACAGTTCCAACAGTGGTTCCGACTCCCCCAAAGAAAGCATTTGTGCAGGCTTTCAGCTCCCCATAAACCATCATTTCTCGACAAAGAGCAATTCTGGTGGCGAGCTGATCTTCCTGCTCAACTGGAATCTTATCACCTTCCTCATGCACATATCGAGTCTTATCGGTGTAAGAATACAACGCGCCAATCTGTTGCAGTGTCGCGGAACGCGTAGTCCAGCTAATTGAGTCAGGAGTAGGAGTTACTCCTTCTTGGAGTAGATGCTTAGCAATAAAAGCTGTATCACCACCAGCAGCAATCCATTGATTATCTACACCACCATAGGGAAGATACCGCAGCCACTCGATTTTTTGAGATACATTCTGTGGAAATGGCTCCATCGCCCCTAGTTTCGTCAACATCTCTTGGGGCATGGCTTTTGCTAGAATTCGGCCTTTCCACTTCTCCAACCGACCAGCTTGTGTTGCGTAAGTTTGACCTGTCATAATTAACTATCTCCTGCAATAACTTCATTAAACGCCGCCAAGAATGCCTCTTGTGAGGTCTGTGGCGAATTATCTTTCTTTTGGTGACTCGCAGGAGTTTGTCCTTGAGCCAAACGGTTAGCCTTACTTCCAGCCTTATCCG